ATGTACCCGGAAAGTTACACAGAAGAGAAGATTGCTGCGGATATGAAAAAATTTCAGTCCGTGGTGGTTAATCTTGTCGTGTATGACAGATCGCAAACCGGTGAAAACTTCATGGCAAGCTATTCAGAGAATGGAGTGTCGAGAACATGGAGAGACCGGGAAGAACTGTTTGTGGGTGTTTTTCCATTTGCAAAAGTTTTATAACCCCATCGAAATCGAGGGGTTTAGAAGATTGTGCGTGACCATATTACTGATTCCAGTAATAAGGTTGCAGGCGGCACACTTTAAGGGTGGTGGGCGGTGTGCCAACAAATAAACAGTTAGGAGATATGAAGTGAAAGAATTTTTATTACAGACGTATACGATTGTTCTGCCTATTTTATTAGGCTACATCGTCTGGCTCCTAAAGCAGCAAAAGAAAGATAGGGATGCGAACAGCAAGGGAACAATGCTTCTTTTGCGTGTGCAACTTATTGAGTATCACGATAAGTACATGAAGTTGGGAGAAATTCCAAGCTATGCGTATGAAAACTTTGTTGAGATGTACAATGCTTATCATGCGCTTGGTGGAAATGGAATGGCTACCAAAATGTACGAGGAAATCAAAGAAATAAGATTAAAGAATGGAGGTAAAGAATGATGGATTTTTCACAGGTAGGAACTTGTGTAGCAATTGTGGTTATCTGCTATCTTGCCGGTATTGGAGCGAAGCTGATTCCGGTTATTAAGGATAACTACATTCCAGTTGTTGTCGGCATTGTCGGTGGCATTCTCGGAGTAGTAGGAATGTATGTTATTCCGGATTTTCCGGCAAATGATGTACTGAATGCGATTGCTGTCGGAATTGTTTCCGGTTTGGCAAGCACTGGTGTAAATCAGATTTACAAGCAGGTGAAGAAAGATGCTTGACATTAACAAGCAGGAAATGAAGTACTCACGGCAGGGAGAAAAAGTCACGATTTATGACCGGGACGAAAACGGAGAAATAAAGTACATCGAGATGGACGGAGAAAGGATTCCAGTGGTTTTGAGAGAAACTACTGGATATTCTGAACCCGTCCTTTTTTCTGCCAACATCAGTAATAAGCTGTCGGAAGTACTGGTAAAAGAATTTGGTATTGATGATTCCAGTTCGTACTGTCAGATTGTGACCGACAAAGGCTATTTGCCGATTAAGGCAGGGGACGTTATCTGGAAGAAGTCAGAAGTAGGCCGTGACGATGACGGACTTGTGGACAACAAGACTGCGGACTATGTTGTCAAAGGTGTTGCAGACGAGGGACTGACAGCAGATTTGTTTTTGTTGCAAAAGACGGTGAAGTGATATGGAAAAGACAATCAATATCAACCTGTTTGACCAAAAGTCCATACAAGCGGCTGTAAAGGCTCTTAGAGACTATGAAAATAGCTTAGAGTATAAATGTAGGCTACTGGCCGAGACACTGGCAGAAAAGGGCGTAGAGATTGCTAGAGTGCAGATCGCTGACCTTGATGCTATCTTTACATCGGAACTTTTGCAAAGCATCAATTCGGAATATGTTGGATCCGTAAAAGGTGGCGGTGTTTGGGCGGTGGTTGCAGGTACAGACCATGCGGCTTTCGTGGAGTTTGGTACTGGTGTTGTCGGAAAGCAATCACCGTACAAAGGAAATCTACCGGAAGGTGTTGATTGGCAGTATGCAAGCGGAAAAACCATAAGGCAACTTGCGGATGGAAGATATGGATGGTTTTATCCTGCGGATGACGGTAAATGGTATTTTACGGAAGGTATGCCGTCAAGACCATTTATGTACCTGACTGCAATAGAACTTCGTGATATTGTATCACAGACAGCAAAGGTGGTGTTTGGTAGTGGATAATGAATATCAGTGGGTATCAGATTTCAAAGTCAAGATTGCATCGTACTTAAAAATGAAGATACCGCAGAGCCATCCTAAAGCTTATGTGACGGACAAAAGCAAGGATTTGTCAGACCCTACATTCCCTACGGTGTACTTTCATGCTATGCCGTTCACAGAGACAGGACAAGACCTTGAAGGACGGTCTGTTAATGGAATCACAGCATCGTACCAAGTGGATGTGATAACCAACAAAAGTCAAGAAGAAGCCGAAGCTATCATGGCTACGGTTGCCGGACTTTTCAAACGTCTGCGATTTCAAATAACTTCCATGCCGGAGTTCAATAATACTTCGCAGGACACATACAGAAGCACTGCACGGTTCAGAAGAAGTGTAGATGCTGATGATATATTGTAACTATTGACAGAGCCGAAATGCTCTATTTTTTATGCAAAATTGGAGGTAAATATGGCTACTGGTTTAAAATCAAGAATTGCCTATAAAGAGCCTAGTTCTAGTGCTGCTACTGGTGAGTACTGGGCAGGAACTTACAAACTGCTTATGAGAGCAAAAAGTATTCCTTCACCGTTCGGAAGTCAGAACATGGTGGATACTTCTACACTGGAAGATTTGGTAGAGACGCAGGAAATGGGTCGTAGAGCCGCTAACAGTATGGAAGTGCAAGGAGCATTTGAGAAAAAGTACAAGGATGAAATGGTGACAAACGAGGGAAAGAAACTCGATTTTATCATCCTGTATGGAACTGACGGAAAAGGTTCAGAGGGTATTTGCGCATTTATCGGTCAGGAAAGTTTTGCACCGGACGAAGCAACAGACGATCATCTGACCGGAACTGCTACGATTGCACAGGCTACTGTGCCGAAGTGGATTGAAGATAATTACACTGTTGCAGTAACCGAAGACGAAAACGGTTATCCCACAGCAATTACACTGACAAAAAAATAGAAAGTCAGTCAGAAACAAATAACACTGCCGTGGCTGACAATGATGAAACGGTAGACGAAACATTGATTTAAACAAAAGAGAGCCGTCTTCGGGCGGCTCCTTTCCAACAAAATGTTGGGGAAAGGATATGTTTTTATGAAGAAGATTTTAGTTAATGATGTTGAATATACTTTAGAGTTTGGATTCGGTGCTGTGGAGTGCAAGGATTTGATTCAAAAGATGTTTCTTATGCTTTCCGGTGGCTATGTGGCTAAAAAAGCAAAAAATATACAGAATCCCACATCAGAAGAAATTGTAGATGGTAGTGGATATATGCTTGCAGAATTTCCTCATGTATGCAAAACGGCTTTTTATGCAGGACTTCTTGAAAACCATGAGGATATTACACCGGATGAATCCAAGGCTTTGATGAAAGAATACATGAAAGCAAACGGTCTGTCTTTTGTGAAGCTGTATGGAGAACTGACAGACTGTATGAAAGAAGACGGTTTTTTCGAACTGTCGGGTCTGACGGAAATGATGAAGCAGACCAAGGAAGAGATGGAGAAAGAGGACAGCAAGGTAACAAAGATACCACAGGATCACAAGAAGAAATCGACTGGCACAAAATAATATGGGAAGAATATTTTCCATTTGCTTTTTCCATGGGAATTTCGATAGAAGAGTTCAAACATCTGAATCCTAAGAAATTAGAGTGGTGTTACAAAGGATATAAACTCAAAAAAGAGGAAGAAGATAGAAACTCATGGCAACGGTGGGGAGATTATGGAATATCTGCATTAATCTTTGCAATAGACCATTGCTTAAATGGAGACAAAGCAAGAACTACTTATGTTGAAAAGCCTATTTCAGAAAAGATAGCACATGATAATGAGCCTAAATATAAGGAATCTAACGAAGAAATTGCAATATGGGAAATGAAACAGAGAATCAAAGCATTAAGAGAACAAGGGCTGCCGGAAAGCCCGGATTAAGGAGAAAAAAATGAGTTTAACAGGAATCGATGTGTCCTCATACCAGGGGACGATTAACTGGTGGGCGGTAAAACAGAACGGTATTGATTTTGCTATTTTGAAAGTCATCCGTAAGGATTTGAACCCGGACAAGAAGTTTGAAGAGAACTGGAAAGGTTGTAAAGAGCACAATGTCCATGTGCACGGAGTATATGAATACGGATATATTACAACGGTTGCAAAATCACGATCTGATGCAAGAAGAGTGCTTACTATTCTTAATGGCAGAAAAGTGACAGTATATCTTGATGTTGAAGATGCCGTGATGAAAGGCCTTGGCAAAAATATTATTCCTATTATCAATGCTTACGGCAAGGTCATCACCGATGCAGGATTGCCATTCGGTGTATACACTGGGGAAAGTTTTTACAAGACATACATTAAGCCTTATGGCGGTGTGAGTTATCCTATGTGGATTGCACGGTACGGCAAGAATAACGGAAAGTGTGATGTGAAGTATCAACCGCAAGTACCGAACATGGTAGGCTGGCAGTACACTTCTAAAGGGCGTGTAGGCGGTATTGTAGGAAATGTAGACATGAATGTATGGTACAAGGAATTAGATGCTGTACAGGGCACTACAGAAGCGTACAGCAACCCTTACACCGAACCTACAAGACTGTTGATGAAAACATTACCTCGTATGAAAGGTGATGATGTGCGGTGGTTGCAGTTTGCACTTATTCATCATGGCTGCTTATCTGCTGTGAATGCAAAGGGAAAGAGTAACATTGACGGAATTTTAGGTAAAGACACAGCAAAGGCAATCGGAGTATTCCAAAATAAAGTTGGAATCGACTTTGATTGTAAATGCGGAGAAGTCACAAGAAAATATCTTAAGCAATAATTTTAGGAGCGGTAGGTGTCACAGCTTACCGCTCTTTTTCTTGGAAGTGGCAGACACTTCCTTTTTTATTGCGGTAAAGGCGGTGCGGTATGGCAGATATTGATTCTTTGCAGATTAAAATAAAAGCGGATGCGAATAACGCAAGTAACGCACTGGATAAGTTGGCAAATAGCCTTACGAATTTTCAGAAAAGCTTGTCTATTGATACATCCAAACTGACAAGCATTTCTAATAGCATACAGAGTATCGCAAATGCCGCCAGTTCCATGAATACGAGCGGTATTAAGAATATCTCCACATTGACAAATTCCATTAACAGAATGGGGAAAATAGATACAAGCGGATTAAGCAGAATTTCATCTGCACTGAAGACTTTTTCTGCTGACATGGCAGGAACTAAAGTAGATGGAGTAGGGGATATTGCGAGCATAGCATCTTCGATTTCAAGACTTGGTGGTGTGGCATCCGGCAGAGCAATCACAAACATTCCTTTACTGGCAAAGAATTTGAAGCAGTTATTCACAACTCTTTCAACCGCTCCGAATGTCAGTGAGAACATTATCCGCATGACGAATGCACTGGCAGGACTGGCATCTACTGGTGCAGCATCCGGAAGAGCGGCAAACTCTTTAGTACGAAATCTGAACACTTATACGGCAAGTGCGACAAGAGCCACAAAAAGCACATTCAGTCTTGCAGCGGCTTTCGGAAAATTTTACGCAACATATTTCCTTGTGATCCGTGGAATAAAATCTCTTTGGAGTTCCATAGAGGGAACTACGGACTATATCGAAGCATTTAACTACTACACAGTAGCATTTAACAAAGTCGGCAAGGAATGGGGCAAGGATTTTGAAAAATTCGGTTACGACAACGCAGAGGATTATGCGCAGAGTTTTGGAAACCGTGTAAATGAACTGCTTGGTAAAATGTCCGGTCTGAAAGTAGATGTAGACGGTGGATTGATTTCTGAAAGCGGAATGAAGAACCTGGGACTGAATTTACAGGAGATTACGCAGTACGCTTCACAACTTGCATCTATCACCAACTCTTTAGGGCAGACCGGAGAAGTCACCACAGCAATTTCAAAGTCCATGACAATGCTTGCCGGGGATATTTCCTCTCTGTTTAACGTGGATTTTAGTACAGTTGCAACAAACTTACAGTCCGGTTTGATCGGTCAGTCAAGAGCACTGTATAAGTATGGTATTGATATCACGAATGCCACCTTACAGACCTATGCTTACAGATACGGCATTGAAAAAGCTGTCTCTGAAATGTCACAGGCAGAAAAACAGCAGTTGCGTCTACTGGCAATCTTAGACCAGTCCAAAGTATCATGGGGAGACTTGGCGAATACAATTAATTCTCCAAGTAATATGATCCGTCAGTTTACCAACAACGTAAAAGAAGCCGGAATGGTACTGGGACAGTTGTTTATTCCGGTATTGCAGAAAGTACTTCCTGTCATTAACGGTGTCGTAATTGCGATTAAGAGACTGCTTGTCAGTGTGGCAAATTTGCTGGGAATCAAGATTGACTTTTCGTCATTCGGTCAAGGTGTATCCGGGTACAATGAAAATTTGGAAAACACGGCAGATGCGCTGGATAAAGTTGGAAAAAGCGCAAAAAAAGCTAAAAGTTACACACTTGGTATTGATGAATTAAATATCGGTGACACTAACAGCGGTTCAAGCGGAAGTTCTTCTGCTGGTGGAGCAGGAATTGACCTTACCAAGGAAATCATGGATGCTACTGCTGAATACGAAAAAGTATGGCAGGAAGCGTTTGATAAAATGCAGAATACGGCTATGAGTTGGGCTGACAAAGTAAGCAAGGTGTTTAAGCCAGTAAAAGATATTATAGAAGATCTGGCGTATGCATTTAAGTTTGATTCTGATGCCTGGTTTAAGGTTGCCGGAATGGATACTTCTAAACTGGTAACGGGTATTTTTGACTGGTTCACAAGAGCAATAGATTCTGTTGAATGGGAAAAAATAGGAAGGCACATAGGTAGTTTCTTGGACGGAATGGATTGGACAGCAATCTTTACATCTGCCGGAAATTTCATAGAAACTGCCATAGATGCGGCAATCGACCTATGGAAAGGAAGTTTTGATGCTGCACCGATTGAAACCACGATTATCACAGCAATAGGAATTTTGAAATTCACTGGTGTTGGAGATATCATATGGGGAAAAATATCGGATAAGTTATCAGCCACAGTACTAGGATCAAGTATAGGAATAGTTCCGACAATTGCAATATCTGCGATTACTTGGAATATTGGTTTTAATGTAGGGAAATCATTAGGTGAAGCACTTTTCCCTGATGATAAAGAAATATATGAAAATTTCTCATTTTTTGGAGAAGGTGGATTCTTTGATACAATAAAAAACACTGATTTTTCAATACTATTTGACGCTTGGAAACAGATGAACTCTGATGCGACAGATTTTTTAACAAAAACAATGCCGATAAGACAGTTCTTTGATTTTCTATCACAATTTAAACTGGACATAAATGATACATTTGGTCTAGTATCAGTGTTTGAAAATTTAAAACCTATTGTAGAAAACTGGTTTAATGAATCTGTCATGCCTTGGTTTTCTGCTGAAAAATGGAATCAGTTGGGAGCAAATGCAAATACCGCACTTTCTACGAAATGGGATGAATTTACTTCCTGGTGGCAAAACATGGGTATTTACAAATGGTGGAACAATGTAACTCCGTGGTTCAATAAAGAAAAATGGCAAAAGATGGTAGACCCTGTAAAATCATCTATAATAAACAAATGGGATGCATTTACTTTATGGTGGAACAACATTGGATTCTATAAATGGTGGAACAATGTAAAATCATACTTTACTACTGAAAAATGGACATGGAGTGGCATAAAAGACGGATTATCTAATGCATGGAATAATGCCATAGCGGCTATCAAACAAATTTGGAATAGGTTTGCAAACTGGATAAATGATAAACTTAATTTTTCATGGGAACCTGTAACTGTAGCTGGAATACAACTTGCACCAGGAGGAAGTATTAGTCTTGGCAAAATTCCTACTTTTGAAACTGGTGGTTACGTTCCAAGCCGATACACAATGTTTATGGCAGGAGAAAACGGTGTACCGGAGATTGCCGGAACAGTAGGTGGCAAAACAGCGGTTGCCGGCGGAATGGAAATCACTGGAATCAAAGATGCTATTAACACCACAGCAGAAGCACAAATGCGCATGATGCAACAGGAGATTGACCTGCTTAAGCAGTTACTTGTAAAAGAAACATCTGTCAATATCGGTGATAGAGACATAGCAAGGGCAAGCTTAAGGGGTCAGAAAGCTATGGGATTACAGATTATTACTTAAGGGTGGGATTTATTCCCACTCTTTTTTCTATGGAGGAAAACACAATGATAGCAAGAGCAAGTGATTTCATCATAGTAAACGGAGTGCGCTTTCCGTGCCCGGCTCCAGGAATGGAAATAGTTCGGTCGCAAACGGTTGATTCGGGAAGAAATGTAAATGCTGCAGTTGTCGGTCAAAAAGTCGGAAGAAAATTGTGGAAGATAAATAATCTTCAATGGAATGGTTTAGATGCGGAAACATGGAAAGAAATGCAAGATGCGTTAGAGCCATTTTTTGTGCTGGTTACGTTTACTGGGGACGACAATGTAAGACATACATACACAATGTATCCAGGAGACACTACCGGTAAGCCGTTGTTTTTGGATGATATTTTTTATAGGAACTATGAAACGTGTAAATTCAATTTAATTGATTGTGGGTGGGAAGAATGATAAAAGCTTCTAACGCTTATAAGTCTGCAATGCAGAAAAAGATAAGAGACAGGGCATACATATCAATTACTCTCGGTGTAGTAAATGGTGATGCACAAAATACGGCTCATTTTGATGGTGATTACGCATACTGGGGAAACAAGGTTTTGCCGTTTAGAAATGATGCAGAATATACGGAATATGCTACTTTGGAACAAAATTATATGCGTGTAGACGGTCAAATGTATTTTCTTCCGAGAGAAACGAGCGGATTGTACCAGCTACGCAATGCACCATTAACTACACAAAACATAATGGAAACTGTAAAAGTAGCATTCCCACAAGAGTATTCCATCAAAGGACTTACGATAGATTTTGGAAAATATTACCCGACTAGCTTCAAAATTGTTACAGATGAAAAAGAGTTGACTTATACAAATGATAAACACGATTTTTCAACAACAGATGTAATCGGAAACACCACAAATATACAAATAATTCCTATATCTATGGTCGGAGGAAATAAACGGCTTAGAGTAGAAAAAATTGTAATGGGTGTTGGGCTGACATATAGAAATAATGATGTATCAACATCATCTTTTGAAGAATTTGTCAACGGAATTTCAGCGGAGATTCCATACAGAAAATTATCTGTAACAATACTGGATAAAAATAATGTATACAATGTAGACGATGATAATTCCTTTATCAACTTTCTTGAAACTGGACAAAAAATGGAGTTATCATACGGAATGGTCCTGTCAGACGAAACAGTTGAATGGCATAAAAAAGCCACGATGCTTTTGACTGACTGGAACTCTAAAAAAAATCAAATGTCTTTCACAGCAAATGATGTTCTTTCAACTTTGGAAGACAACTATACAATAGGAAACAAAATATACGATAGAACAGCATATGCAGAAGCTATTAGCATTCTAAAAGATGCCGGATTCGAGCCTGACGAGTATTTTGTTGACGATTGTTTAAGAGATGTGAGCCTACACAATCCAATGCCGGAAGCACCTCACAAAGAATGCTTGCAATTATTGTGCAACGCTTCAAGATGCATTTTATTTGTAGATTCTGACGGAAGAGTAAATATTAAAGCCAACTTTGCAAATGTTATAGATCCGGCAGATATGCAGGTTACATCAAACGGAACTGCGTGGTGGGGAAATGCCACTAATGTATTATACGGAAACAACAATGTATATGCAGAACTGACAAGAAGTTTTATGCGTGTAGATGGTTCACAATTTTTTCTTCCGAGGAATACAGGTACAGCCATCGAACAGACAGGATATGTTACGAGCAATGTTTCTGATGAAAATGGATTGTTTTCGGAGAATCCAGTGCTTACATTAAAACTTCCTGCAGCATACACGTATTATGGATTGTATATTTCATTCCAGGGTAATCCTCCAAAAGAGATGAAAGTATCGACATATAATGGAGATACACTTCTTAAGACTTTCAAATATGATGATTTGAAAGAAAAATCATTGTTAAATGATGAATTTGAAAACTTCGACAGTATTCGTTTCGAGATAACAAAAGCATATCCTAAAAACAGAGTTTTGATTGATAAAATCAGTTTTGGAGATTTATCTGATTATGAGTTGAAAAAAGACTCCATGACAGAAAATCCTTATGGATACGCAGAAAGAAAAACAAAAGAAGTTTTTGTCAAAATATATACATTTCAAAATGGAGAGGATAATACACCGCAAGTAGTTGAAGATAATGTATATCTAAAGAAATCAATTAACAACTCTGGCGAAATAAGGTATTGTGAAAATCAACTTATTTCAACGGAAGATCATGCAAGGACAGTTGCTGAATGGCTTGGGAATTATTATGCGAATAATATTTCTTATGATGTTCAATACAGAGGGGATCCGGTGCTGGCAGCTGCTGATATTATTTTCATGGAAAGTGATATTGTAAACAGCTTACAAGTAGAAGTGGAAACACACAAATTAAACTTTAATGGTGCTTTTAGTGGATCATTGCAACTACGAAGAGCAATGAGAACATAAGGAGGTTGTAATGAAAAAAATAATTAACGGTCTTCTGTATAACACACAAACTTCTGAAATAATATATGTTGATGAAATGACAAACAGAAAAATATTCAGAACAGAAAAAGGTAATTTTTTCTTGTTTTATCCAAACGGGGAAATAGTGCCGAAAACAAAAGAAGATATAAAAGAGTATTTGGGGCTGAATGATACAGAGAAATATATAGAATTGTTTGGAGATGTGGAGGAAGCATAATGTGGGCAGATCCTAAAACAAATTGGTCTTCTGAATGGAATGGTGAAACATATATAGGAGATTATTTTTTATATACAGATTATAACCGTATTAAAAATAATCTTTTGGAACTAAAAAGCACTGCAGAATCTATGTATAAAATATCATCTTTTAATCTTGGAGAGGATAAGGTTGAAGCAGATCTTATTTATGCCGATGAAGTTACTTTATTTGAAACTACGCTGGCAGAAATTAACAGTTCCACTTTCTCATTTCCTGAACAATTTAAAGCATGGAAAGAGAATAAATCGGTTCCAACATATGAAGACTGGAACAGGATAGAATCGTTGCAGTTAAAAATATACAATACGTTAGTAGCACAAAGAAAAGCGCAGAACCGACTTGCCTTTACGCTTGGCGGTCAGAAAGGATTTAAGGTATAATTATGGCAGATTTAAAAACAAACTATGTTGATGATGTATTAGACACAACTAAAAATCAGTTAAGAAAATATCAGCAAATACAAAATGACGATGGAACTGTTTCTTTTGTTGATGTTACTGAATATACTCAAGTAGGAACCTCATTCGGTGCAAAAGACATCAATGATACTAATGCAGCCATTAATGATGTAAATGGCAAGTTACCACAATTAAAAGTACTTAAAATACCGTTAGGCGTAAAAACTACACTAAACCCTGGAATTTTTTCGCTATTATTTCCAACAAAAAAAGAAGGTTATACTCCAATAGCCATTAAATCATGGGCTTTGTTTAACAGAGACGGGGCTGATAATATACATATTAATGGTGTTGTAACAGATCAGAATGTGTCAATAGAGGGTAAAATATCTGGATCAAATCAGATAATTATACCGTCCGATGCTTTTGTCGAAGTATTATATTTAGTCAATTAAATTTATAAATAAGGTTTTAAACAAATTGCGGCAAGAGTTCCTCTATAGGTGAGATCGGATGTTACATTAACAAAGTCATAAGTGGATAAATTGACAGTGGTAGTTGTATCTATCCCTCTTAAAATTACGTTTATACTTCCACCACCGCCAATCATTGATTCTCTAACAGTTTGATCGAAAAGGGTATTATTGTATATAAAATCAGATGATATATTGCCATCAATATATCCAATTATTAACCACAAACCAGGAGTTAACGTTATACTACATACTGTTACATTTTTATTTAATTTTTGGTTTTTATATTGACCTGTTTTTTGTTCTATATTCATTTCTAACTTGCCATTTACAGAAGTAGTCATAAAAAAATATTTGCGAAATAACAACAAAAAAGAGCATGGTGTAAAAGCCATGCTCTTAATCTCTTTATCTGATTCCCCAGTCCCCGTCATTGTTGACGAAACCAACCACATATCCTATCATGTCATCAATAATATTTTCCGGGAGTATGCTGTTCGGAGACATAAGCGGAACATATCTCCATTTTCTTACACCATCTTCAATTATATGTGTTTTCACGACAATATATATCCCACCATTACTGGTCACAATACATCGTTCACCGTCTTGCGGCTCACGATCCGCAGCAAGAAGAATAATTTCCCCAGGCAGATAAAACGGCATATAGTAGTCGCACGGAATTTTCACACCGATATAAGCCTTAGATTTTATGTCTTCCGGCAAATTTTCTATGCACATGGGTTCCACAGCATTTGTGGTTGCGATAATTCCATTCATAAGTTGTGGATTAAGGACAGAAATATACTTGTGCGATTTTTCAAGACTGAAATAGATTTTAGCTTGGTGACGTATGAAGTAACGGATAAGGTACAGAGAGTGTTCCGGCAGACTGCGGCATATCTTGACAGATTCCAACATCTTATCTTCCATAGTGCCGCAACCTACCAGTTCGTCTACACTGATTCCAAAGGCTCTAGCAAGCGCAACAGCGGTCGATAGCTTCGTGTCGTTAGAATTACCGTATAGTAGTGAATTAAGCGTAGAATAAGGCAAATTAGCTTCATCAGCAAGCTTGTAAACCGTCATGTCCGGTTCATTGAGAAATTCATGGAGATTCCCACGAAAACTTAACATATAATTAGTACGGTTGACTGATAGATGTGTCGATATTTCTTTGATTCGGTCTTTTTTCATCATGTTTATTGTCCCCCTTTCACATGATACACTTGTAACATCCATTGTTTCAAGGGACTTCAAGTTCTGGCGAGGGCGGTGTTTATTGGCGTTTTCACCGTCCTCTTTTGTTGATATTTTACAACAATAAAAAACGTGCGTCAAATATATTGATTGTTAAGAACATATGTTCTATAATGTGCTTGTTCGCTACTTTAGATTGTGTGGAGAATTAAAGAGAGAGGGGAGTGGTTACGATGGAAAAAGAAATGACAAATGAAGAATACAGAAAAGAGTTGTCAAATATGTTTGGAAGCATAAATGAAAACTATATTTTGCAGTGGTTCTATGAATTTGTAAAAGAAAAAACAAGAGGTGAATAATCACCCCTTGGTATATTTATCGTAAAAAGCTTCCGCTTGAAACAAAAGCATATTGAGCATTTCTGGTGGAAGCTTTTCGGCAATTTTAGCAAGTTTCATCACATCATAATTTTTGCTTATTCTGGCTATAAAAGCTCCGTTCATGTCTATGTAATCTCTATTTAATCCAAATGATTCTACAAAAGTGTTTATATTATTTTCCGGCACAAATCCCTTGTTGATAATCTCAACAAGGCATTTCTTATAATAACCCATTCTGTCAATGAGATTAGTGCTACCAACATTGTTATAAATATAATCAGAATATCGCACTTCCAAATAATCAGTCAAATCATTTTCGAAGTCAAATGTTCCATCTTCTAATTTAATTTTATAGTCTACTCGTTTTTTTATAATATCCTTATATGGAACCAAGTCTATATTTAATTTTTCTGCTGCTTCTATAGTTTTATGAACATTTTCGTGAATAGCACAATCAAAGTCATCAAATGGATTGTATTCTGTTCCACATTCTTCACAAACAATTTTATCAGTTTTTCCCATTAAGAAGTCCATAGATACTCCAAAGTATTCACAGACTTTTTGAGAGGTCTTCGGATCTGCCATAGAATTTTTCTTTTTCCATGTGCTTAAAGTAGAAGAGTTAACACCAGTATCTTTACCAAACCTATATGGTGTAATTCCTTTTAATTCACACAATTTTTCGAAAGTTTTGTACATAATATCACCTCTTAAAAAATATTTCGGCATAACGAAATAGACTATTGACAACTTCGGTTTAGCGAGATATACTATGTACATACCTCGGCAAAACGAAATATAAAAATAGTTTCTAGAAAAATACTTCGTTAAAAAGATGTAACTCGTTCGACAAAGGAGATTGTATCACTAAACCGAGGTATATACAAGTATTATTTACGGAAAGGAGTGATATTTTGGCACAAATGTTTACTTGTGAAGAGGTAGCAGAGAGATACAAGGTAAAAGTCATTACTGTTTGGGAATGGATTCGTCAAAAAAAACTTGGGGCAATCAAGTTAGGAAGAGAATACAGGATCACAGAGGATGACCTTGTGGCATTTGAAGATTCAAGAAGAGTTAAAACTGAATAGAAAGGAGAAACATGGAAGAATTACAGGTATTTAATTCAGATGAATTTGGGACAATCAGAATAAAAACTATTGATGGCGAGCCTTGGTTTGTGGCAAAAGACGTTGCTGACAAACTTGGATATGCGCAGACGAGCAATATGATGAAGCGCATAGACGAGGAAGATTCCAAATCATCCATTTTGGATGGTATGAATATGAAGTCTTCTTTAATAAACGAAAGCGGTTTATATTCTGCAATTATCGGAAGCAAACTTGATTCAGCAAAGAGGTTCAAACACTGGGTAACATCAGATGTTTTGCCGTCTATACGCAAGAATGGTGGGTACATAGCAAATCAGGAGAATTTGACACCAGAGCAGATTGTAGCGAACGCACTTATTGTAGCACAGAACATTATTGCACAAAAAGAGAAGCAAATTGAAGATATGCGACCAAAAGCAGATTTCTTTGACGCAGTGGCAGATAGCAAAACCGCAATTCCGATGGATAAAGTGGCAAAAATTCTCGGATTTAAGGACTTTGGAAGAAATAATTTATTTGCATTTCTGCGTGAAGCAGGAATGTTAAATAAATGGAATGTGCCGTATCAAAAATATGTTGATTGCGGATGGTTCCGTGTAATAGAGCAGAAATACACCAAGAATGGGGAGGAACATATATCTATAAAAACACTTGTTTATCAAAAAGGTATTGATGCAATTAGAAGAAAAATAGAAACACAGAGAAGTGTTTAGATGAAAGGAGACATTTAAGTGAATAACGTAAGAAAAGCAAATTACGATAGAGGACTTAAATATGGCAACAAAGTCCTGCACGGCAGTGATTTAAGGGATTTGGTAGGGCTTACTGTTTCGGATGTAAATTCCAACGCTGACGATGAAGAAGTCGTTGTATGGTTTGAAAGCAATGAACGAAATCTTGCTGTTTACTTAAGGGATGATTGTTTAGATGGACAACACATTGCAATCATTGACCATGCAAATGAAGAGGAAGAATCAAAGCTTCTTCTCAGACCCGTTACGGAAAATGACATAAAAGAATTTTCTTCAATGGTTTTGTATTATACAGATGATGTTTTTGGAGAAAACGATGAAAAGACTGGTGCACACTATGCATACTGCAATTCTTTGGAATTAGAAGAAACAGAATTTTTCAAAGTAAAAAGTCTGTATGTCTTCCAAGATGGAAGAATTTTAACAGAAAGGTAAGCAGTGATATGAGAACAACAATAAAGCTTTTTCTTCCTATTATAATAGCACTCTCAATCACATTTACATCCACGGCACAGACAACCGGCAGTTTTATCTCCGAGGAAGCGCAGGAATCTTGTGTAAAGTACGGTGAGGAATACGGCATCTGCCCGGAACTGCTCATGGCAATGATCGAGAAAGAATCTTCCGGCAGACCAGATGTGGAAAGTGGCGGTTGCAAAGGTCTGATGCAGATTTCTGACAGATGGCATAAAGACCGCATGGAGCGTTTGGAAGTGACGGACATCTACTCTGTGGATGGAAATATCCATGTGGGAGCCGACTACTTGTCGGAATTGTTTGGAAAGTACTGTGATGTAGGAATTGTACTCATGGTTTACCACGGAGAGAAGAACGCAGCTACAAAGACAGAATTAAGTGATTACGCAGACTGTATATTAACCAGGAGCGCAGAACTGGAAAGGATGAATGGAAAATGACGAACAGAGAGAAGTATGCGGAACAGATTCTTGATATTGCAGTAACTGGTAGTTCTATTGCAGTAGACAAAAAAGGGGAAATGCATAAATGCGAAAATTCAAGGTGCAGAGATTGCATATTTGTGAAATCTGAAGTGTCTGATCATTATTGCACAGAAAAAACTAAAGAATGGTCAGAGCAGGAATATGTTGAACCGCCTGTTGACTGGTCGAAAGTGCCTGTGGACACGAAAGTGTACGTAAGAGATTCCGACAGTGACCCTTGGAAACCTAGATATTTTGCAAAATTTGAAGATGGGAAAATATTTACATGGATTAATGGTGCTACTTCTTTTTCGGCTAACAACTTTGATGATGTAGTATGGTGGATTCAAGGAAAACTTGCGGAGGACACCGTATGAGTGCCAAAAAGCGGTTTACCGTCAAAGGGTGCATCGGAAAGATATTTTACAGTCCGAAAGAATGGGAAGTTGACCGTGAAACAGCATTCTATTACAGAATTGTAAACCGCAATACCGGGAAGAAAAAATGGTTAGGAAAGGAGTATTTTCATGCAGAAACGACAGATTATCCCCATCGTCCGTGCGAATGAGATTCTGATTGCAGGACTGTTAGACGCAGGAATCTTGTATATCGGTGAAGATAATATAATCCACGTAACAGAAGACTGAAATCCGGAGGAGTGAGGAAATGGAAAGGAAGATAAGAAAAATCTTGGTAGAACTGGGGCTGAAACAGTACTTGCCTGGATTCCAGTACATCATCGAGGTTGAAACGCTGATGTTTGAGAACCGAAACAGAAGACTTTCTGAAATCTACCGGATTATCGGAGAGGAACACAGCACTAATGAAAAAAGCGTGTATCAGGCGATCAAGTGGGTTGTAGATAAGATGAACCCAACCACAGAGTTGTACAAGAAAATCAACGAGACAGACAAGCCGGTATCAATCTATATGTTTGTTAATTCACTGTATTTATATCTTTGGGAGGATAGGAAAAATGAGGATTAAGCACATCTTTTTGCAGAATTTCTGCAAATTCTATGGTTCTAACGTAGTGGACACTGATTTATACGACAGGACAGAGGTTTCCGGTGTGAATGAAACCGGTAAGTCCACGATCAAAAGAGCAATTCAGTATATTTTTGGATTCCGTGACGAGAACGGCAGAGAGATCACAGGAATCAGACCTCACGATAAGGACGGCAATGACATTGACGGAGATATTACCGCAGAAGTTACCGTGGAGATTGACGGTACAGACAAGGTTCTGAAAAAAGTATGCCGTCAGAACTTCAATAAAAAAGGCGAGTTTACCGGCAATGTCACGGATTACTATGTGAATGATATTCCCAAAAAGGCAGCAGATTTTGAAGCATTTTTGGAAGAGAGTGTATGCGGAAAAGATAAGTTCTCACTTTGCATCAATGCCATGACACTTCTGCTGAAAGGTGGCACGGATCAGAGAGCCATTCTTGCTGATATGTTTGGTCAGCACAGTAATGATGACATTTGCAATCAGTTTCCGGAGTTTGAAGCATTAAGGACTGTTCTGCAGGATGGAACGGTTGATGAACTGAAAAAGCGTTGCAATACGCAGTTATACGGCACAAGGGGAAGAAATGGAACCAAAGGTTTGCAGGATTTACTGGATGAAATTCCAAGCCGAATTGACGAGGTAAGCCGTCAGAGAGTAGATATTGACCTTGCGGATTTGGAACTGAAAAAGAAAGCTTTAATGGATAAGCTGTCAGAGAACATTAAGCAGCAGACAGATACGCAGAACAGCATGATTTCCTACGATAAGCTGTCTGATGGAATCATTGAGTTAAAAGGTCAGTTGAGCGCATTGCAGCAGAAAGCAAATGAAAAACTGGATGCGGACAGAAGAGAGAAGCGCACAACACTGAATCAGATTCAGAATGAGCATCAGAAAGAGTTGCTTAAGGCAGATACCATTCGTGAAGAGATCACGGAACTGGAAAAGCGTATCGCACAGTATGAGCAGAAGAGACAGGATTTGAAGAAGAGTTGGGATTTGAATAAAAGCCTTAAATTTGATGAAAACTCTCTGATTTGCTCCTACTGTGGACAGGAATATCCGGAAGAGAAGAAAGAGCAGTTAAGAACGGAGTTTGATACGCATAAGGCACATGAACTGGAACTTATTACCAAAGAGGGTTCTTCCTGCGCTGAACATATCAAAGAGGATCAGGCAGAACTGGAGAATAAGCGTGAGGAACTGAAAAAGACCGAGGATGAAGTGGAGCGGTTGGAAAAAGAGGTTTCCATTGCTGATAATGCCTTAAATTCCATTCCGGCAAGCGTGGATATTTCCAACACAGAAGAATACAAAGCTATTCAGTCGCAGATTGCAGAGAAAGAAGCTGCCATGCACAAATTCACTGACATGAATCTTCTCAGAATCCAGTTAAAAGGTGATGAAGAGCAGATCCGCAATGATATTTCTGTGGTTGATAAGTCTTTGGCAAGTGTAAGCATTAACGAGAGTGTGGATAAGCGTATCACAGAACTGGAACAGGAGCGCAAGAACATTGCACAGAAGATTACAGATGTGCAAGCACAGCTTGATCTGTTAAAGAAATTCAGCCGGAAGAAGAATGAACTGCTGGAAGCTGATGTGAACAAATACCTTTGCTTCTGCACTGTGCGGATGTTCAGACCTCTTGTGAATGGTGACACGGAAGAATGTTGTGACTTTACATACCGTGGAGAGCCTTACAGCCGGAACATGAACCACGGAGCAAGGATTCTGACGGAGATTGACATTTGCAATGCGTTTCAGAAGCGGTGCGGTGTGGAATTGCCTATCATGGTTGACGATACCGAGAGCCTTGACCCTTGGAAGATTCCTGATGTTGACAGTCAGTTGATTATGTTCCGCAGAAGTGATGATGCGAGTTTGAAAGTGGAGGAAGTGAAGAATGAGTAATGAAGCAGAGAAACGCTACATTGTCGAGCGTGAGTTTGAACACGTAGGGTATAAATGCGTTGTGATATTTGGAAATATGGCTCACAGGTGCGGATATGTTGGCATTCCAAAGAATCATACGTTATACGGAAAAAATTATGATTACCATCTTGAAATTAAAAAATCAGATATTTGGGGCAGAGAAGTAAGTGGCATTTTCCCTTTGCTTGGTGCTTGTATTGATGAAGATGAAAGAATTCGAATTGAAGCATATTTCCAGTGTCACGGAGGTATTTCATATTCAGGTGGTGGAACAAATTCAAATTATCCTATCAAAAGTGATTTATGGTGGTTTGGGTTCGATTGCGGTCACGCTGGAGATAAGGCGGATTTGGATTATGCAATACAGAAATTCCCAAGCCGTAAAGAAATTTATCAGATGCAAAAAATGATAGAAAGTAAATTTCCTGTTGGTGTCGATGTCGTTCGTTCAGAAGAATATGTTGCTGATGAATGTAAGAAGTTGGCGGAGCAATTGAAAGAGTTTGAAAGGAATGAAGAGAATGCAGATTAAGAAAGAGACAGTCATTTCCGTTTTGACAACAAGAGGAGAAACAATCAATGCAGGTGACACCGTGATATTCAATTTTGATGACAAGTGTTGCGTGGGTGTGTACCTGGGACTTTCAGACCGTGGAGCCTTGAAATTCAAAGGTAAGATTGCTGATACGGATGTGACATTTCATGTGATGCCTAGAAGCATCAAGGAGATTTACAAAGCTGATGTGACAGTGCATCAGGGAGTTGCAAGTGTATTTATGAATGAGCCGGAAAGTGAGGAAGAATAAGATGGGAAAACGTAAATTTAAGGTTGGAGATATAGTAAAAGTAAAAAAGAATGCTGCTATACTCAATATAAGAACTTTGGGGGAATGCGGAACAGTCAAAAAACTCTTGACGGATAATTACTATTCGGTTGAGTTTGACAAATTTGTAGGCGGTCATGATTGCAAAGGATTCGCCAAATATGGGTACGGATGGAATTGCGCAGAAGATGCGCTTGATTTAGTGAAACATCAGAATGAAACCATAGTAATCTACCGCAATGACAACAAAGTAGTTGCGCTGGACAAGTCCACTGGCGAGAAAGCAGAAGCAAAATGCAATCCGGCTGATGAATTTGATTTCCGTACTGGTGCTAAGTTGGCTTTTAATCGGTTGATGGGAGAAGATGTGAAGCCTGATAACGGTGTTCGTGAGGTGAAGAGGAAAGCTAAGGTAGGTGAGTACGTCAAGGTTGTTAATGAGAAGTCTGTTTTTAATAATTATAAAAACGGAGAAATTTTCAAAGTAACTTATGTTACAAAAAGCGGATGCATTTGTAAAAACTCTGAGGAACAGTTTGGTTTATGGCACGAAGAGTACGTTGCCCTTGAAAACTACAAACCGGAAGAGAAGGCGCAGGAACATAATGACAGCGAAATCCATGTCGGTGACATGGTAGAGGTAACACGAAGCGGTGGTTGCTATTCAGAATACAATACATGGAGTGGACTTGGAAGTTATAGGCAAAATTTTGTTAAGGGAGTTTCTGTTGAAGACGGAATGGTTGCAAAGGTTTTGAACATTGCGAAGCATGACAATCCGTATATGCCTATTCCTGACCTTGTACTTATTCAGAATCCAAAAACAAGTCAGGTATTCATCATCAAAATTGACGGCATCAAAAAGGTAGAAAGGTAGGTAGAAACATGGCAGACGAAAAGAAACAGGAAAACACAGGAATTGTGGAATACGAATCAAATGGGGAAATTGTAAAAATTTCCCCAACAACGGTAAGAAAGTACCTTGTAAGCGGTGGTGGAAACGTATCGGATCAGGAAGTAATGATGTTTATGTCTCTTTGCAGATATCAGCATCTTAATCCTTTTTTGAAAGAAGCATACCTCATTAAGTTTGGAAACAATGATCCTGCTACGATTGTTACCGGAAAAGATGTTTTTACAAAAAGAGCCGATGCAAATCCGAATTATGCAGGAAAAAAAGCAGGAATTATTGTTCAGAAGAAAGATGGTTCCGTTGAAGAAAGAGAAGGTTCTTTTGTCCTTAAGGACGAATCTATTGTAGGAGGTTGGGCTAAAGTGTTTATCAAAGGAAGAGAGACACCGGAGTACCAGTCAGTATCTTTCGATGAATATGTTGGAAGAAAAAAAGATGGAACAATCAACGGTCAATGGTCTAAAAAGCCTGCAACAATGATAAGAAAAGTTGCTGTTGTACAGGCATTAAGAGAAGCTTTTCCGGATAAATTCCAAGGTTTGTATGCGCAGGAAGAATTTCCTGATGTTTCCGATGTGAAACTTGATGTGGAAAAACTTGTGGCAGAAGAGGTACAGGCAAATGCAAACACTATCGAGTTTCCTGACGCAACATTTGAAGAAGTAACGCAGACCGCAGAGACGGACATTGCCAGCGCAGAGACACCGGATTGCTTTAAGTAGGAGGAAAAGGGATTATGTTTTTTGTAAAAGTAGGTATTGTACTTTGGGTTGCGTTTTTTATTATTCGGTTTTTTGTAAGTGCATCTATTAGCACAATAGAAAAAATCACTCTTGCATACACCGGAAAACTCAAAATGACACCGATGAGATTTATTGTGTTTATTTTATTTATATCAGCTATTGCAGACAGTTTCGCAGCTTTGATTTGGTTTTTGTTTTTCAGATAGTGAGGTATCCGCTGATGAAACTAAAATGTTTAGGTTCCGGTTCGTCCGGTAACTGCTATCTTCTAACGGCAGATAATGGTGAAACACTTTTACTGGATGCAGGACTTCCTATCATGGACATAAAACGTGGTCTTAACTGGAATATTAAGTGTGTTGTGGGTGCAGTTGTCACCCACGCACACAAAGACCATTCAAATTCTGTTGCAGAATTGATAAAGATGGGTATTCCTGTATGTAAGCCTTATGAATCATTGTTAATGAATCAGTTTTTACCAAACTCTTATTTTACAGCAAGAACTTTTGACCTTACTACACTGGATGGTAAGTGGACACATACCAACGCTGATGGTTCAGAATGCCCTTGTTATGGATTCCTGATTACTCACCCGGAAATGGGGAAATTGCTTTATGTAACTGACACGGAATTTGTTAAGTGGCGGTTCCATGAATTAAACCACATCCTTATTTCATGTAACTATCAGAAGAAGTACATTACAGAGGATTCCAACGATGCTAAGAAATCCCATGTGTACCGTGGTCATATGGAACTGGAAACAGTAAAGGAATTTGTTCTTGCGAACAAATCAGATGCCTTGCAGAACGTCATATTGTGCCATTTAAGCCGTGATAATTCTGATGCCAAAGAATGTGTCGCAGAGGTAAAAAAGATTGCTCCATTGGCGAATGTGGACTATGCGGCAGCAGGAAAGGAATGGATTTTACAGAATGGAAAGGAGTGTCCATTTTGAGTGGTGGAAGTTTTGATTATTTGTGCTACAAAGATGTGCCTGAGCTGATGAACAGTTCAAGCATTGCAAACCTTGAAAGCATGGTTCAGCACTTGCAGGAGTACGGTTACGAGGACATAGCACGAGATACACAGCGGTTAATTGAGTATATCCAGTCGGCAAGCATCAGAATTGAGGTTTTGAGTGAGAATCTTAACGATGTTTTTCATGCGGTAGAGTGGCATGAGAGCGGAGATATTAGCAGAGAGACCATGATTGAAAGACTGGAAAATTACAGAAATGGAGGTGCGAATGTCTGACACATTTTATAGACCACTTACACCGCAATTAAGAAGTGAAATAATGAATGGCATTGATTCCAACATATCCGAACTGAATACCTGTCAAAGCAATGCTTTAGTCAATATGCAAAAGACAGGATATGGGGCATTGAGAAATATTATAAATGCCTTGCCGGACGGATATTTGATTCCATTTGAAAGGCGGTGATTCGGTTGGCTGATTGGAAGAATATAGCAAAAGCAAAATCCATAGAGAGAAAGAATCGTGAAAGAATACTGGCAGTCAATCCACATGTGGACGATGGAAGTGGAATTTACTTTCTGACAAGAACAGACGAGGATGGTTTTCGGTTTGCGTATGTGGGACAGGCGGTACACCTACTCCAAAGACTGGCAGGGCATCTTAACGGATACCAACACATTGATTTATCCATGAAGAGCCACGGATTATATTCTGCGGAAAATATATACGGTTGGAAAATCGGATTCTTACATTATCCGGTAGAAGAACTGGACAAGTGGGAGCAGTACTGGATTAAGCGTTATGCGGACGAGGGCTACCAGCTTCGCAACAAAACAGCCGGTGGTCAAGGCGATGGCAAGAAGCAGATCGCAGAGTATAGACCGGGAAAAGGTTACCGTGATGGACTGGCACAAGGCAAAATCAACCTTGCAAGGGAACTGGCGAACATTGCCGACAAGCATCTGGTCATCAGTTTGAAGCCTGAAAAACAGAACAATTCCGTGTCGCAAAGACAATTTGTTCGGTTTATGGAACTTTTGCATGGAGAAAAGGATGGTGATGGCAATGGTTAAGTATGAAAATGAATGTGTGTTCTGCACTGCACACGGTTTAAATTGTATTGGATATAACTGTCCCAACCGTCAAGTAAAACATTTTTATTGTGACAAATGCGGTGAAGATGTCAGAAGACTTTACGATTTTGGTGGTAAGGAACTGTGCGGTGACTGCGTTCTAAAAGAACTGGAGGTTGTTGAATGATAGTAAAAATAGGAAGAAATCATTTTGACATAACAGAAGACGATGTTGTTCTCTTTAACGGTGCAATATGGCAACTTATTACTCAAAAGATAGCTAAAGGTTGGTATCATTACAGTCCCGTTGTAGCGAAAAATAAAGCTAATAAGTGGAAAAAAACAGGTGCTATTTACCTTGTAAAAGAAACTGGGTTATATAAAACCGAGAGTGGAGAGCAGATGGGGTTGCGGTATTACAAGTTTAACATCGAAAAACTGAAAGAGGTTGAACAATAACCTTGAAAATCACAGAACTTGGAGGTGATACATAAAATGCCAAAACGATATGACAATCCGCAGGAAATTTTGAAAATCATGCGGCAGACAGAACTTTTGAAGCAGTCTGCGGAGAGAAGTCCATTCACCGGAATACTGACACTGTTCTGCTATACCTTGTGGAAAGACTACAAGTACTCACAGACGAGACTTTCCGACTTCTGCGGTAAATTCACCGAGTACAACGAAAAGTACGAGAATGAGCCTTATACGGGGTTACAGAGCAGGCTTAACGATTTTGCAGACTGGACGATTGAGTACAAGGAATTTACCGAAGCTGATTATCCACATTACAAGTCGGTTGTAGCGCAGAACTGCATCCGGGAACAGGTCAGATGTAACAATCTTATCAATGAGTTGTCCACAAGGTACATCCTATATGGAATGGTAATTCTTATGGAAGATGGATTCGGTAAGAAGAAGCTGACGAATTTCAAGGATAAGTTTTCTGACCACATGGACAAAGCCGGAGACAAGTGCAACGGAAAGGATTTCATGGACTTGTGGAGAGAACTGGTGGAAAACACCGGGATCTATATTGAGAAGCCTATTTTTGAGTAAGGAGTTCTAAATGGCAGAAAAACGAATGTTCAGTGCAAAAATAATTGAGAGTGATGCTTTTTTGGATATTTCTGCTACGGCTCAAATGCTTTATTTCCACATTTGCATGAACGCTGATGATGACGGATTTGTGAACAACCCACGGAAAATTATAAGGATGTGCGGTGCTTCTGATGATGATTTGAAAGCGTTGATAGACAACAGATTCCTTTTATCTTTCGATAGTGGTGTTATGCTTGTAAAACACTGGCGCATTCACAACTACATTCCACCGGATCGTTACAAGCCGTCATGCTATATGGACGAAAAAAGCAAAATAGGTGTGAAACTAAACGGATCATACACTACAGACCCTAAAAAGATGGTTTCCCCAGTAGAGGGAAATCCGAAAAAGAGTTGTTACGACAAAGAAATCAAACTTGATAAGAGGTGATATAAATGCAGATGACAGGATATGAACTGTTGGCGAACTATGAAAAAGCAGAGGACAAGGACAAACAGATTCAGATTCTTGCGGATTTGAACCACATCCCGGTTGACATGGTGCGTTTTGTGATTGACAACAGAGAGAAATTCGATGTTTCAGAGACACCATTGTCCACAGAAGAATTTGCAAAGTGGTGCGAGACGGAACTTGACCGTGTGGATGCTCATATCCATGCACAAGAAAAATATTACAGAGAAATTTGCAATGTATACAGAATCGCAAGTACATACGGAAAAGGAGCGTAAAATCGTGAGCAGATGATTTCACAGTGAGGATGAATTATATAGTATGCAAAACAGCTCTGCAGTAGGATATTTTGACCACTGGAATCATATACCATATGATTGCAGCTATCCTCAATTTGCAGAGAGACCGAGGATTGCGGAAAGGAGTAAGGATGGAGAGATTAACAACTAACAAGAATGTATCAGATATGGGAATGGTTGAACTGGCACTTAATTGCTGTTACATAGCAAAGGATGGAAGTGGCAGATACAGAGATTATGAGATTGATATAGACGAAAGAGATTTTGTAAGAAAACTCACAACTACTTTGGTAGGAGAATATTTGCCATTGCAAGACGAATCTTTTGACGAAGAAATGATGGACAACCTTGTTATTGACCCGTTTGCAGACGTAAGAGGTCTGATTGCGATATTCTACCGAAACATGTGGGCAATGGCAGAGTTGAGGGAAAAGTTGAAACGCTACGAGGATTACGAGGAGCAAGGATTGCTACTGCGATTTCCTTGTAAAGTGGGAGATAAAATTTTTCTTGATTTTGCAGGATTTGGAAAAGATATAGACGAGTTTACAGTTAAAGACTTCCATTTGGATTGTTTTGAAGATGGAGAAATTATACTGTATTGCGATTATGAATCAAACGATAAGACTTTATCTGGCCAAATTGATGTAATGGAATTTGGTAAAACAGTATTCCTCACAAAAAAAGAAGCAAAAGCCAAGCTGAAAGAATTGAGAGGTGCGGAATGAAGAGAGAAGAAGCTATCAAATTATTAAATGATATCCATAGTCAGTGTTGTGATACGGCAAATATCCTTTGCACACTTGATGCTGATAAAAGATGTGATGCATTACAGCTAGCAATCATCGCCTTGCAGAATCAGCCGGTGTGGATTCCGGTAAGCGAGAGACTGCCGGAAGAACTTGTACCAGTTAATGTAACATGGATAAACAGAAACCCGGAACCGTATTACGAAGACATAAAGGATGTTCCATTTGTTGATACTGCTGTTTATTGCAACGGAAAGTGGTACTGGTGGTCAAGTGTTTGCGTTGATTATCTCAAAGAATACGGAGAACGTTATAACATTGATTTGGTTGACGAGGACATTGATATTGTATCTTGGATGCCACTGCCGGAGACGTACAGGGAAAGTGAGGTAGAAGATGGCGAGATGTAATAACTGCAAGAATTTAGAAACAAAGGATAATGGGTTTGATGCGTACTCATGGTGTGAGAAAATCAACGACTGTCCGCATGAGGACATAGAAAGAGATTGCGAGCACTACGCACCTATGACCAACGCAGACCGGATCAGGAGCATGACGGACGAGGAACTTTTAGATTTCATTTGTTCAATCGAAACATATGATGAGGGTAGCACAAAGACCATAGAGGGCGGTGTTGCAATGTGTTCTGTGACAGAGGTGGAGCAGTGGTTGAAAGCAGAAAGCGAGGAATAAGGATGCAGGATAGATATTTATTCAAGGCAAAGAGAATTGATAACGGAGAGTGGGTGAAGGGGAATCTCATACGGTCAAATGATGCCGAAGTTGGTTATGAAGCAATTATCATTCCAACAAATGATAGCAATATGTATACAAAAGGTGGGAGTATAGGAGATTTAGGATTTGAAAATTGGCACAGAGTAAATGAAACTACCATTTGCCAGTGTACAGGTCTTAAGGATAAGAACGGCAGGGTGATTTGTGAGAATGATATTGTAAATGGCAGTATTAAGCGTGGAGCGGCATTTTACAGATGTTTGGTTCTGTGGAATGAGTGCAAGGCAAGATTCGATGTGAGAGCTATGGGCTGCAATTTCCCAATGACACTTGATGAGTGCACAGATGATATTTCTATGAGTGGTTTTGAATATGAGGTTGTCGGAAATGTATTCGATAACCCGGAACTGTTGGAGGATAGCCATGACGGAGAATGAAGCAAAAGCATTTTTGGAAATTGAAAAACAGTGCATAAATCGTAATTGTGACCGAAATTGCGCAAAATGTGACATTGTGCAGAAGGTAGAAGATTTGAACAGTGCTTATGATACAGCAATCAAGGCTTTGAAAGAGGTGCAGCAGTACCGCCAGATCGGCACGGTGGAAGAATGCCTAAAAAATAAGGATTTTTTGGATTTTCTTTCAGACAAAATGAACCCGAATGATTTTGAAACATACTTGCGCTTATACAATGCGTTGGAAGAAAAGGGGTGTGATGCAGATGGGAAAAATTAGTAAACAGACCTTTGTTGTGGAAGTGGCAACAGACAAAGAAACATTCGAAGGATGGCTTGAAGAGAAAATCCAAGAAATCTATTGCATGGCAGTTGATGATTTCAAGGAAAAGGCTATAGAAGCATTTGCAAGATTCGATGCATTACATGGCTATCCTTCTGTTGCTGATTGCGATGATATTTTGAATGATGTTGCTACTGATATAAAGGAGCGTGATGCAGATGGAACGAGTTGATTACACCGCCCTGTATGACGATAATGCGGACTTTAAGCGGTACGTTGACCGCTACTGCGTAAAGCACCGAATCAGCGTTGCAGAAGCCTTACAGCATTATCTGGTGCAGATGGCGGGCAGGATGTACAAGGAGCAGGAAGAAACGATAGTTAGATAAAACCAAGAAAGGAGCCGAGACTCTGCGCAGAGTGAAGCATATGCGGTCTCTTTGAAAAAAATGAAAAAATTAAAATGTGAGATTTACAGAGATTCAATGCAGAACTATAAGAAATATGCCATACCTCCGGCACAGCTTATCATTGCCGATGTCCCGTATAATGTAGGCAAGAACTTCTACGGCAGTAACCCTATGTGGTACAACGGTGGGGATAACAAGAACGGTGAAAGTAAACTTGCAGGAAAAGCGGCATTCAATTCCGATTTCAACTTTAATCTATATGAGTATTTCCATTTTTGCTCAAAGATGCTGAAAAAAGAAGACAAGAATAGCGTTACCAGGGGAAGAAGTAGCAACAGTCCTTGCATGATCGTGTTCTGCTCTTTTGAACAGATGCCTACGCTGATTGATGCCGCCTATAAACATGGATTCGTCCATTACATACCGTTGGTATTTGTTAAAAATTACAGTCCGCAGGTGCTTAAGGCAAATATGCGTGTGGTTGGTGCTACTGAATATGCTCTTGTGTTCTACCGTGACAAGCTGCCGAAGTTCCGGAACGGTGCAAGGGTTGACGAGGACGGGAAGACGATCCGTGGCACTGGGAAAATGATTTTTAACTGGTTCAGTTGGGAGAAAGACGGAAAAGATATTCCGAAAATCCATCCGGCACAGAAGCCGGTAGCGGTGTTGAAAAAACTGATAGAGATTTTTACAGATCCCGGTGATGTAGTGATTGATCCTTGCTGTGGCAGCGGTAGTACCTTAAGAGCAGCCGCAGAGATCGGGAGAAGTGCATTCGGATTTGAGATTGACCGCAATTTTTATCAGAGAGCCAAAAATGAGATGATTGTCTTTGAAAGATATAATCAGATTAGTTTTGAGGATATTCCGGGGGTGATGCCGTAATGGATTTTGGATATTACAACATGGATTGCATGGATGGGATGAAAGAGTTCCCGGATGGTTACTTTGACCTTGCGATTGTGGATCCACCGTATTTCTCAGGACCTGAACGAAGAGGATTCTATGGTAAAAAGATATCTCCAATAGGTGTACAGAGGATATACGAAAAGTCAGAATGTTGGCAGGTGCCGGATGAAGATTATTTCAAAGAATTGTTTAGGGTGTCAAAAGAGCAGATAATTTGGGGATGTAATTATTTTGAATATCCATTCAGTCCAGGAAGAATTGTATGGGACAAGTGCAATGGTAACAGTGATTTTTCAGACTGCGAGATCGCTTACTGCAGTATGCATGATTCTGTAAGATTGTTCAGTTATATGTGGAACGGAATGTTTCAGGGAAAGTCCATTACTGAAGGAACTATTCAACAGGGGAATAAGGCATTAAATGAAAAGCGTATCCACCCTACACAAAAGCCGGTAGCACTATATGAATGGCTCCTAAACCGCTATGCAAAGCCCGGAGACATTATCTTGGACACACATGTAGGCAGTGCCAGCAGCTTGATAGCCTGCTACAGAACCAACCATCCATATGTTGGCTTTGAACTGGACAAACATTATTATGATTTGTCCAAAAAGAGATTAGATGCAGAAATGGCACAAATGCGATTATCTGATTTTATGCCGGAGGTGATGCCATGAAAAATAACATTATCATTGACTGCTTTGCCGGTGGTGGCGGCGCAAGCGTAGGAAGTGAAATCAGGAACTAAAAAGTGAAATAGTAACTAAAAATTTGATTTAAAAAGTGAAAAATTTAATTAAAAATTTGAGTTACTATTTGAGTTGTTTTAAATAAGTTAAATTAGAAGTTTCTTTGGGAGAATGGAGGGAGTGAAAATGTCAGACATTACAGAAATTATTAATACTATAGAAAAATCATGGGGAGTGAATTCTATTGGTAGTCCTTTCGGTTCATGTACAGAGGAATTTGCAAACGAAAAAATGATAGAAATTGCCAATAAAAATAATTTTCCTGATGATGTACTTAAATTGATTAAAGATAATCCGATTAAGTTTCATAAATGTCAGAAATTTGATAACGGGCGTGGCATAGGTAGATACTATGCAAATTTGGTAAGACAAATAAATTAGGATTTACGGAGGTAGAAAAGATGATACAAAAAGGCGATAAAGTAATTATGAATGGCAAATATTATGTGTCGGAGAAAAATAAAGGAAAAAAATTTACTGTGGTAACTGAACCAACAGAGGTGTGCGGGACGTTGTCTGTATGGCTTGATGGATTCAGAGGTTGCTACGCTGTAGATGGACTTGCAAAAGTCGATTAGGATTTAGTGGAGGAAGGAAAAAATGGCAAAGATATCAAAAAAAACAATAACAGAGCTTGAAGATATTTTAAACAGAGGATGTGATTATGCTGATACACAGTCGGTTGTAACAGAATATGCGAATGAAACATTGAAAGAATTGGGTTGTGAATTGTGCCAAGCTGATGATGCTTCAGTTGTAGATTGGGATGAAGATACAATATGTACAGTAGAAGATTTTGCTAACGCTTTTTGGGATAAGGCTGTTGAAGGAATATTGAATGTATTAAAAACACAAGATTAGGTTTGATAAACTGACCGGGAATTAGGATTTAGTGGAGGTAGAGAAAATGAAATTAATGATTACAGACACAAATGGAAACAAGATGTATTATGGCGGTCGCAGAAAAGATGGCAGCTATAAAATTGCAAGTAGTGAATCAGATGCTTTTGATTTTAGCCCTAGAGCTAAAGGCAACATCAATCAGGTGTGGGGCAATCTTCAAAAGCAGCATCCTGACTATAAATTTGAGTATGTGGATTGAGTTAGGATTTAGCGGAGGAATGAAATGTTAAAACCAAATTGTGAAGCAAAAGAATTTGAAAAGTACGGATTTAAGCGTTGTAAAGGAATAGCAGGAAAAAGCGAATGTTACTACTTGTGCGTTGCTAATGGGTGCAAAATGCTTTTCGTAAGTAATTGTTGTTTTTGTGTTAATGATTGGAAAGACGATGATCCACGAATACATAAAAATCCAAATTGCAAATACAGAGATCATAGAGATTCACTAGATATTATATATGATTTGATTAAGGCTGATATGTTGGTTAAGGTAAACTGAAAGTTAGTGAAGGAGAATGGCTTATGAAGTTGTCAAAACTGACTAAGCCAGAACTTGAAGAAATCTTCCGGAACGCCAATTTCACGGAAGAGGAAGAGAAAGTGTTTTGGGATTTGTCTAAAGGAATTTCTCAAAAAGAAATATCCTTTAAACATTCCATTTCTGTAACTACTGTAGAAAGAAGAGTAAGGTCTATAAAAAATAAACTTAAGCGGTTAGAAGGTGATAGATTTGGAACTTTCTGATATGGAAATATTGCAATATGCCGTTAGCAATGGTATGATTGACACGGAATCTTTGCAAAAAAGCATTGAAATGAAAAAGAAAGAGGAGTATCTGAAGAAACACCAATACGCAATCAACAAAGGCAAAGACGGATACTGGAGAACTTATTTGCCAGATGAAGAAAAAGGAAGGAGACTTGTAAAAAAGAAAAGCGAGGAAGATCTCAAAGAAGAAGTTATTGAGTTTTACTACCAAAAAGAGCAAAATCCAACAGTTACAGAAGTGTTTTACGAATGTGAAGACCGGAGATTGTCTCTTAAAAAGATATGTAAAGCAACATACGACAGAGACGAGAGATATTTTCTCAGACACTATGGAGAGTTGGGAAAGCGAAGAATAAAATCAATATCAGAAGATGAATGGGGGGATTTTTTAGAGGAAGAAATTGCCGATAAAGAGTTGACACCTAAATCATTTTCCGGTCTAAAAGGAATTACAAGAACATTTCTTAAAAGAGCGAAAAAACGCAAACTTATTGATTTTAATATCGTAGAACTGTTTGATAATCTTGACGTATCTGATAGTGATTTTAAAAAAGTAATAAAAGAAGACTATGAAGAAGTATTCGACGAATATGAAACTGATGTAATGATTAAGTATCTTGTCAGCCACCTTGATACTTCTAATGTTGCGATATTGCTTATGTTTTTAACTGGCGTACGTATCGGAGAAGTTGTAACATTAAGGCATTCCGATTTTTCTGATAATACTTTTAACGTTCGCAGAACGGAGACGAAGTATAAAGATGAAAACGGAAACAATGTTGTTGAAGTAAAAGAGTATCCTAAAACCAAGGCAGGAATCAGAACAGCAATTATACCAAGTGATTATGTATGGATTTGCGATAAAATAAAACACATGAATCCGTTTGGAGATTACATTTTTACCAAAAATGATATTAGGATCACCGCACAGGCGGTTAGACAAAGGCAGAAAAGGCTTTGCAGGAAATTGAAAATTTATCCAAAGCCACCGCACAAAGTAAGAAAGACATATGGAACTATTCTTATGGATAACAATGTGGATAAGAGACTTGTTATGGATCAGATGGGGCATACAGATATTATGACATCAGAAATACACTATCATAGGAACAGGAAAACCATTGAAAAGAAATCGTCTATTTTGAGTAGTATACCAGATTTACAGGCAAGGTGA